CCTGGTAGGTCGAATCCGATTCATCCATGACGGCGGCAATCGCCGCCGCTTCGTCGGCCGCATCCCGCACGACATAGGGAAGAATTGCGGATGTGAGAGTGCCGCTTGAATTGGCGGTTATCTGAATGGAATTGTAGCCTAATTCTGCGCTTGCGGCCATTATGCGAACCTCGATGTTTGGTCTAGCAGGTGGCTAGTCGCCGCAGTGCTTTCCGCTATCTGCTTGGTGTTCTCTGCGGTCTGCTCCTGCGCCTTGGCCGCGCCGCCGGACTGGAGCGCGAGCAACCCGGATGTGAGCGAGAACGCGCCGCGCGATGTCGCGTCCGCAATCGCCTGGCCGATCTGTCCGCCGGTCGGCATGCCCTTTCCGCTTCCGCTGGCTTCCAGGGCGGATTCCCACCATGGCTTTGCATATTCGTCCGTGCCAAGCGCCCCCGCCTTCTTCGCGGCTTCGGCCGTCGCGGCGTCAAGCTCCTTCTGCGCGTCCGAATGGCGCTTGCGCGCGGCCGCTATCTTGCCGTCCGTGAATCCCCACATCGCAGCGCTTGCATCTTGGTTCTGTTTGTCGATGCGAGCAAACGAAGCGCCTAGGTCTTTGCGCTTGCCTGCCATATACGTTTCTTCCCCTGCCTTCTGTTGCCTCAGTGTCCCGAGCGCGCCCCTGCGCTTGTCCGCTACATATGCCACGGCGGTATTTGCGGTGTTGATCAACTCGATGCCGATTTTCTTGACGCCTGGAATCTTGGAAAGGAGAAACCCCATTTTCCGCGCGAAATATGCCATACCCCTAGCGAGTAGTTCAAGCGTCCCCCAGAACCCCAGTTTGAGCGCCGCCATGAAGCCATACCAGACGCTTCGCAGTGTCGAAACGAGCCCAAACCACATGTATTTTAGCACTCCCCACGCCTTTTTGAATACCGTTGAAACGGCTGTCCATGCCTCGCCAAGCCCGGCCATGAGCGTATACCATGCCTCTTTAATCGGGATGAGCGCCGCGAACCAGACAGTTTTTAGCCCGGCGAATGCGATTCGCCCGGCGAGCTTGATGTCACCCGCTTTGAGTGCATCCACGATCCCGCCCCAAACCTGGCCGAAGACCTCGCCTATGCTGCGGAATGCGGCGATTGCGCTGTCGGCAAATTCCTGCCCTATCTGCGTGACATTGAGGATGATCGCGCCGATTGCCACGAGGGCGAGCGATACGAGCCCGATAGGCGACAGCAGGAATGCAAAGACCGTTGCAATGGCGCTGGCGGTGCCGAGAACGATGTTCAGCGGGAGCACGAGCAGCCAAAGCGCGGTAGAGAGCGCGCCGGTCGCGAAGGCGGCAACGTGGAAGATGGTGCCCAACCCGACAAGCGCGAATCCGGCTCCGGCGACGATTAGCGCGATTTGGGTAAACGACTTGACGAGGCCCCGGTTCGTTTTTACCCATGACTCTATTGCCGTTGCCGCTTTCTTTATCCATACGGTGATATCGTCGAACGTGCCGGCGATGCTCTTCCCAATGTCGATGAACATGGACTCGATAGCCGACAGCATTCGCCGCCAGGCGCCGCCTGGCCCTGCCTCCATCTCAGCCGATGCCTTGGCCACTGCTCCGGAGATGTCTTTCAAGCCTCCCTGCATTTCCCGGAAGTCTTCGCTACCCGCCAGTTTTAGCGCCGCTCCTGCCGCGCGCGCCCCGAACAATTTGGCAAATACAGCCATCCTCGCCCCTGTTCCCATGTCCTTCGTCGCGTCCCCAAGCTCCCCGATGATGTCTGCCACCTTCCGCAAGTTCCCGGCTTGGTCTATAACCTCGACGCCAAGGCTCTTTAGCGTAGATATCGAGCCTGGGTCAACCAACTTCTGATATGCCATGCGGAGGGAGCGGCCAGCCATGCTCCCTTTGATCCCGTTGTTGGCCAGGACCGCGATGGCTGCGGCGGTATCGGCCAGACTCTCGCCGGCTTCCACCGCGTATGGCCCAACGTACTTGAGCGCCTCGCCAAGGCTATCCATGCCCTGAGTAGATAGCGTGGTCGTGACAAACATCGTGTCCGCAACGTCGCTTGCCTTCGATCTTTCGAGCCGGAAGGCTCTCAACGTGTCCGCGACGTATGTGGCCGCCGGACCAAGCTCCGTGCGGGTCGCCTTCCCGAGATTCAGAACCGCGTCGATCGTGTCGTTGATTTCCTTTGGCTCGAATCCGGCGCGGCCAAGTTCCGTCGCGCCTGCGGCAACCTGGGTTGCCGTGTAGGACGTGGTTCGCCCAAGCTGGCGAATCTTGTCGTCCAACATCACAAAATCAGCGGCCGCGCCTTCGGCCGTCGCGGCCGCGCTCTTGGTGACGGCTTGCAATTCGCGCATTTGGTCATCGTAGCTGATTAGGGTCTTGATCCCCATTGCGGCAGGCGCGAGGATTAGCGCGCTAGCCTTCACAAGCGACCGCCCGTATGACGTGACAGACGTCCCGAACGCCTTGAGCCGCATCTGCGCCTTTTTCAATCCACGCGCTAGCGCCGTCTGGTCTGTGTAGATCGCCACGTATGCCGATCCGGCCTTGATGTTTGATCTAGCTGCCATGTCCTGGGAGAAATACCTTCAGTATCGAAATGTCGGCCTTTGGCGGCGGACCGGCCGGTTGCGAGTACGGGTCAAAGTCGGTCGGCTTGAACGCGCGGTTTCGTTTCGGGTCTCGGTTGACGTTTGCGAGAAGTGCCATTTGCGCCGAAGCTATCTGCCAGCTTCTGCGGGAAACGGCGTCGGCCATCCATATCAGTTCCCTGAGTGTTCGGGGTTCTGGGTCTGTACCTGCGAGGGCGGCGAGTTCGTGGCAGGACTGCCAGATTCTTGCAGAATCCTGTCCAGCTCCCTGTCCAGTTCCGGGCTGTCGAATTTCGCCATGGCCAGCTCCGCCGCTCTCGTCTCCAGTGTCCGGAGCTTGCCCAGCGCCTTGGCCAGTACCTGGCGGCGGGCTTTCGGGAAAAAATCAACGAGGTCTTCCAGCAGAGCTTCGGTCGCGTGCTCGATTGCGTCGCCCGCAAGCGCCTCCCCGAATTGCTCGTCTGTGACGCCTGCCGCGTCTAGGTCCGGCTTGCAGACACAATAGAGCACGTCGCAAAGTAGAACGGGGTCGGTGGCCAGGCGGGCAAACACCTTCCCTTCTGCGGCGTCGAGAAGGTCAACATTGAGCATTGACCTAACCCGCTTGACAGACCCGACCGTTACCGCCACCGTCCAGTTTCGCCCTGCATTGTCCTTGAATGCGTGCATTCTCAGGCCCCCTCTTTAAGACGCTTCGACCCAGGCTGCCGCGCGCGTGACATACGTCGGCTTCGCCGTGACAGAAACCGCCATCGGGTCGTCGAGGCTCTCGGTGCGGTTGAAAGCCGTAATCACGAAATCGGCGTCCAGACCTTCGCCGCTGGCCGCGTCCAGGATTGCGAGGGCAATGGCCGAACGGCCAACATAGGCATCGCGGATGGCTTCGAACCCGGCATTGTCGGTCAACCAGACCATCTCCCACTCGACGCTGGCGTCCTTGAGCCCGGACGCGAACGCCTTGTAGCCGCCGGTCGCGCGGCTGGTGATTTCTCCGGCGGTCGCCTCGCTGTTGAGCGTCAAATCCTTGCAGTTCGACAACTCGCTGGAAGCGGTGCTTCCTGCCGTGCCGTAGTAGAATTTCGCTTCAAATCCGAACGTAGTGGCCATGGTCTGGTCTCCTTGGTTGGTCTAGTGGAACGAATCCGCCCACATGGCGGGTAGTTTTGGCGTGATCTCTGCGAGGGCCGGTCCCATGAACGGCCGGGCCGGGTATGTCGCCGTCTTTCTTGTTGCGTATTTTCTGGCTAGTCGTCTCCGCAGCCGTCCGGCATGTTCTGCCTGCTTGACGGTGCGCAACTGGACGAAGGCGACTGCCGACCCGTCCGCGTCTTTGTATCCGCGTGCCGAGCTAGTCTTGTACGCGGAGAATTTGCCCGTCGAAACAGGGCCGATGTCGCCCTTTTTGTAGCGCTGCGTCCCCTGGAACCCAACCGGCGGAGTCTTGACTACGCGAACGCCGCCAAACTCGTGCAAGGCCCCGAGCTTGCCAATCCAGCTTGCCGCCGGCCCGATTATGACATTGCCGCCGGGCTGGTCCACCGCATATGCGACGCTCCGCTTGAGCTTGCGGTCGCCGTGAGTGTGCGGGGGGGTGCCCGCCAGCGATGCATTCCCGGAGTCCTTGCGGAACCGTATTAGACGCTTCGCGCCGCCACGGGTGAACGCGCCGGCCCGGAAGAGGTATCGCTTGTTCGCCGTCTCTACCGACGTAACCACGCGCGATTTGTCGAACTTGACGTACCCGCGCATCGCAATCCCCGGAGTCCTCGTATGGGGTGCCAGTCCCTGTATCATTGCACCGCCTCCCATTGCGTGGTGAGGACCGACGTAAAGAGACGGACGTCCTTCATGTGGTCGGGTGCATAGATAGGGTCGTTCTGAATCGAGATGCAGACGGCGGATAGGGCTGCAACCCTGGTTCCGTGCAATTCGGTCGCGACGCGTTCGACTACATCCAGCATGGTTTCGACTACGGTATCGGGGTCTTCGCGTGGGAGCCTGCGCTGTATGCCGATACCGATTTCCACGGGTCTCCCGGTGGCGGACCTGCTGTCCCGGCGGTATCCGGTCGTCTGAGGCGCGACCGTGAGATACACAGTCTCCCCCGCTCCCTTGAGTTCGAGACTCGGGACATACGACTTGGTCGCGGTACATTCGACGCCGAAGTCGGTGGCGTTGAGTATCGCTGTCACTTCGTTGCATAGGTTGGATACGAGTGCGGACATTGGATGGTAGGTCTATCCTGTTTGGTTTGGAGAGCGCGGGGCCGGGCGGAGAGGAGAAGAGAAGAGAATGCAGAGAAAGGTGGGGGCCCGGCCCCGCGCTTAGTTTGTCTGTGTCAGAGTCTGGCGGTCGTCAAATCTCCTTGGTGTGGATTCTGATTGTCGCCCGGATGCCGTCGGACCATCGCCATTCCGGCTCCCCGGTCGGGGACATGACTTCAAAGCTTCCCGCATCGTCGGTGATGATGTCGCCTGGTTCCGGGAACACCGTTTCCCCCGCGATTATCAAGTCTGCGGCTCGTGCCAGATAATCGCGGGAGACGGTGCGGAGCGTCCGCCCGTATTGGTCCTCGTCCTCGAAAGCCGTTTGTCCAACCGTTGCCGCGAGCGTAACCGTGTCCGTGCCGCGAGCGTATTCGACGCTGGCGGTCAGGTGCGTATGCCGTTGTGCCGCGAGCCAGGTCGCGCCGGTTCCGAGCATGTCAGACACTGGGGGAAACTCCTATCAGGTATCGTACAGGATGGTGATTTTGAGACTGGCGGCGGTGACGGCCTTGTTGATCGCCACAATCTTCGTCCAGGGGTTGCCGGTCAGCGGGTTGGCGACGTTGGAGTCCGCCAGCCAGGTATATACGTCGCCGGCCGTGATGTCCACCGCGTGAATGACGGTCCCATCCGATTCCTCGAAGCGGACGTGCGCGGCATAGTCGCACTTGATGGCGAGGGCCTGCACGTTGTCGCCGTCGCCGCCGATGATGATGTCGTTTTCTACGGAAACAACAACGGCCGTGCCTTCGGCCGGCATGGCGTCGCCACCAGGCGTCGGGGTGGCGTCGAACGTGATTGCATTCGCGGACGCCGTATCGACCGTGATCCCGTAGCGGCACGACGTGCCCCACGAAACGCCGATGATATCCGTCCCCTCGATGCCGTGGTCCGTCGCGAGGCCGTCCACACCGTCATCGGCCACGTCCCCCGCCTCGCCCGCGTCCAGCGCGGGCGACAGCTTGATGATTGCTTCCGCCGTCCGGTTGTCCTTGCCGGTCGAGACGGTGGCGGTATTGCTGTCGCTGCCATCCTCCGTCTCGGCCGTTTTGACGGTAGTTTCAATTATTACTTTCTGGTCCATTGGTCAGGCTCCCGCTACGCCGAATACCCGTCGGCAAGCTCGGTGTAGGTGCTGTCGTCGTCGAAATACATACTCCCCCGGTAGGTGAGTACCTGGCTCGCGCTTCCGATGCTGAGCGCGGACGTCTTGATGACACAGGCTTGCAGCGTGACTTCCGCCGCGACGGCCCCGGCGGTGGTGATGCCGCCGTAGAAATAGGTGCCAATGGCGCGGAATCGGCTCCCGGCGTCGGTCCAGTCCACGTCTGCCAGCCCCTCAAACTCGCAATCCCGCATGTAGACGCGAATGGCGGAACCGGAGACGGTCCCGACCACGGCGAGCGAGTCGCCGGAGGTGGATTCGCTGCACACCACGCCGGTCATGTAGACGTTGAGCTTCTTGGTCATGGCTGCATTGGCGATGGTGATGCCGATTTGGGTATCGGCGTCGATGCTGATACCCGCGAGGGTCGCCTCCATCGTGCCGGTCGTGAACGTGGGGCTGATGTCGATTACCTCGTCCTCGCCAGCGGCGGAAATTACGGGGTTGCCAATGCCCATGATCTTGAGGCCGGTGATGTCCGGCCAGGAGATTTGGGCGGCTTCGGCATAGGTGCCGGGGCCGACTACGATGGTCGGGCGGAGGGCGGTCCAGATGGCCACGGCGGCGGCGATGGTGAGGAGGGGCCGCGCCTGGCTACCGTCGCCAAGCGTGTCGTTCCCGGTCTTCGCGACGTAGATTTCGGTCTGCGTGGCGTTGGCGCTGCAAAGCGCGTTCAGTGAGCCGTACTGCTGCAAAAGCAACTGTCCGGTCACTGCGGCCGTGGTGGCGTCGGCGGCGGCCGTCCCTGCCATATAGGCGGTCGGGGTGGTCGTGAAGTTCTCGGCGGCGGAATCCCAGTATAGCAAGTCGCCGGTGCTCCATGCCTCGTCGCCCGGCTTGGTGACGATGTAGAGGCCGGTGATGGCGAGAGCGCCCAACGCATCGGCGGCGATGTCGTTCTTGGCGATCCCGATGGTGTCGCCGCCCAATACCACGTCTCCGGCGGAGATGGCACCGGTCGGCGTGTGGTCGATGGCGAGGCCGTCTTGGTAGAATCTGGCGATCATGTTTCGTATCCTTTTTTTTGGTTTTTGGGAAGCCCCGCCGGAGAAGATCCCCGGAGGGATACTAGACTTAGGCGGCTGCGCCCTTGCTCTTGATGCCGCCGCGATATTCCTGCTTCGCGACGCCGAAGTCGAAATATCCACGGAACTGGATTCCGAGGGTGTTGAAGTCGGCGGCGGCGGACTCGACGGTCGGACGCTCGACACCGTTCAGAAACACGGTTTCGATGACGGGAACGTCCATCGGATCGGCGAGGAGATACCATGCCGTGGTCGAGTCGTTGAGGTACGCGCTAGCAATCGGCGTGTGCTTCCCGACGTGCGGGTTGCCGCTGGTCGCGACGGTGGAAGCCGATGCGGCGAAGTCGGTGGCGATAACCGTGGTATCGACCATCAGCTTCCTGGCGGTGACTTCGAGATCGACCGGTGTCAGCAGATACTTGGCGAGAACGGCCATGGGGCTGCCGTCCGGGTCGGTCTGCTTGCGGAAAAGCAGGTTCCCGGCGGTCAGCGCGTCGATGTCGAGCGCGGTAGTCGCGCCGTCCATGTAGTTGCTGTTTCCGGCGGCGAAAAACGCGGCGTTGTCCATGAACGCGGTCCAGAATACATCGTTGACCTTCAGCGCGGCCCCGCGCCCGAGGCGCTGGAACATGCTGGCGAGCGCTCCCATGTCATCGTTGATCTGCATTTGGCGCGTGAGGACCATCAACCGGCCATACGTCTTGGCCTGGTTGCTGTAGCTTTCCTCGCCGAGAGTCCCGTGCTTCAGCTCTCCGTCCGGGGCCACTTCGAGAAATCCCTGGTCGCCGGTGAGGCGGTAGGACGACATGGCCTTGAAGTCGGGAGTCTGCCCGATGGCGGAGATTTGCCTCCATACCTGTTCGACGGCGTCGAAGCTGGCGAGTAGCCGCTTGTTGGCGACGTTTGAGAGGATTCCGGGGAGGGACGCCGAAGAGAACGCGGCTTGCAGGATTTCCCTATGGTAGTTGCGGAAGTCGCCGTGCTGGCAACCGTTGGCAAGCGCGGCCTGCACGATCATCTGTTGCAGCCCGAGCCCGTGGCGGTACTGCTTCCCAGCGGCTTCGACGGCCTTTTCGCCGCAGTCGGCCAAGCGCGCCTTTTCGTCGATGCCGAAGGCGGACATGGCCGCTGCCTGGAGGACTTCCGGCCCGTTGGCGGAGCCGGCACCGACGTTGATCCCGGCGATGTTCGGACGGCTGGCGCGAAGGGCGGCAAGCGCCAGCGGGGAAACCTGCTCCGGGGTCTGTCCATCGGCAATGGCCGTGGCCTCGATCTCGGGGCAGTCACCGGCACAAATGGCCTTGATCGCGGCGACGCGGGTGCGTTCGTCTGCGGTGGCCTTCGCAATCAGCGCGGCGATGTCGGGGGCGCTGTCGGTCCGCTGCCTCGCGGCCTCGATCAGCGCGGCTTCGATCTTCGCGGCTTCGATCTTTTCGGCTTCCTTCTTTGCAGCCTCGATCTTTTCGGCTTCGACCTTCGCGGCCTCTTGCTTGGCGGCTTCGATCTTCGCGGCTTCGGCGGGTTTGGTCGGGGGCATGGCGACTACTCCTTGGTCAGTTTGTGTCGTGATGAGAGAGGCTGCGATGGTCATGTGGGTTTGTTGGTCGGCACCAATTGGAACGACGGAAACTTCGTCGAGCGTGCTTTTGGAAATGTGGAAAAACGGGGCGGCGTGATCCTGCCCGTTGATGGTGCGAGCGCCTTCCTTGACGTGCTGGACTGCGTTTGCCGTGGCCCCTATGGACAGTTGCCAGTCCGCGCCCTTCTTGCCCTGCAACACGATCTCCTTTGCGCGGTCGGTCTCCGAAACGATGCTCCCGCTGACTTCAATGGCCCTCCCCCCTGCAATGGATACGGTCACGAGCCCGAGCCGATTGTCTGCATATCCGAAGTGGTCCGCGAGAAGCGGGGTTTCGTCTGCCCCGGTTTCCATTCCGGCAATGTCAACGACTACGGGGTCTTCCCAACCGTAGATTGAGAGCTTGCCGCCATTGTACGCGACGCCGGAAACTTTGGCCGGCTTGTCATCGGCTGCGGCCTGAATTTTCAATGGCTTATCCATTGTCTGCCTCCTGTTGTGGTCCTGCTTCGGAGATGCGCTTCATCCCCTGCGCGATGCGGATTTGCTCGCGCTCCCATTGGTCTGTTTCCTTCTCCCAGTCCTTGCCTGCGGTTGCGTATTCCGCGTAGAGCGTGGTCGTCCTGCTGGCTAGTCTCTTGGCCTGCGCGGTTGCCTCCTTTGCCGGGTCCACATGCTCGTGCCCGGCCCAAAACCACGCGTGGCCAGGCGCAACGAATAGGTTCTTTACGAGCCAATATTCGCGCAACCAGGCGACTAGGATTCTGTCAAGAACTACAGACTCAGCTTCGTCCTGGTCCACGCGAATCGCCCGAAAGTAGGTCTGGTGATCGAGTCGCCCGGATGCGTAGTTGTAGCCCGCAGAGTTCCCGGACGCGATGTTGAAGGGCATATTGAAGCAGCGCGCTATCTCGTTGACAAGCTCGTGTTTGAACTCCGCGTATGTCGCGCTCGGCTGTTTCGGGTCCATCTGCCCGAGCTTCCAGCCTGCGGGGAGGGTAAGCATCATATTCCGCGTTAGTTCAACCTCGTCCAGTGCTGCGGGGAGGGGGACATCGTCGTCTTCCGCCGGGTTCTCCGCATACATTACGGCGGCAAAGTCGGCGGCGGACTCGGCAGCGCCCAGCACCGCGCGCGTATATCTGCGGAGTTGCGCGAAGAGCGGAAGCGCGGGCGTGAGTTCCGGGATGCCCCTGTGCTGTTCCGGGCGACCGTGGTTAAGCCAATGCAATACAAATTCAGCAGCTACGTTGTCCGCGTCCTCGCTGAATGTCATCCCATACGCGCCGCCGGGATGGTGGCGGAGAACACGGTACGAAACCGGGTTCCCGTATGCGTCGGTCAGTATGCCATCGTGGTCGTTCGATTCTGCCTGGCTGAGATAGCCGGACGTGACGCGCTCCGCTTCCGCAAGCCGTAGGTCGAGCTTCACGTCGTGCTTCAGATTGGGGTTGCTCGCCATGATTGCGAACGCCTCGCCGTCTGTCGCCCTGGCACGCCGCATGGTGCGCAGTTTGGCGGGTAGGGAAACCGCCAGACACCAACTGGCGAAGTCGCGCTCGACGTCCCTATTCACGGTGGCGCTGTCAGTCAGCATTTGCAGCCGTGGACCTGTGCCGATGGTGTCATTGGCAAGCGTGTTCACGATCCCGCGCGCATAGCAGTTGTTTTCTGTCTCGTATCTCGACCGCTTCCGGAGAATGGCGCGGATGCTCGACGACGCGGCGGCATCCGCCGACAATGCATCGGCAGCTCCCCAGTGGTTGCGGTTGTCCGCGTTGGTCTGCGCTGCATCATATCGGGCACTGACAGGCCGCGTCAGCTTGCGGCGTGGCATCTGGCTCAGTGCCACCGGTCGCGAATATTGGTCTACGATTGCGGGCACTGCTATTCGCTCCCCGAAGAGACTAGCTTCGCGAACCGAAGGGCGCGGTGTGGCTGCGCGGCGGTGCCCTTCGCGGCCAGGTACCTATCCGCCGCAATCTGGTCGATGAGGCTGTGCTGCTCGATCTCGCCGGAGTCCCCACGGGCGCGCTTCGGCCCCGTGGCGTTGTCGCTGATGCTGGTCTGTATTTCGTCGGCCATTCACGGTCTCCGTGGATTGTATACACTTCCACGGTAAACGGTGGCGCTGCCAGGTACAACCGGGATTCCCGCCGTTGCCGTTTTTTGCCGGGTTTCTGTGGCGCAAGACAAAAGCGCAAGTAGTTACGCGTTCCCCCTTGTATTGCGTAACGGATGGTGTATTATATAGGTATGCAAAGGAACGCCACCAAACAAAACGCCCCAAACGGAACCGAGAACATGAAGACATTCAAAGTCGGCCAGGCCTACAGCACCCGCAGCACATGCGACCACGAATGCATCTTCGCGATTACGGTCTCCAAACGTACCGCGAAAACCATCACTACTGCCGCCGGGAAGACCCTTCGCATCGCCAAGAAAGACAGCGATTACAACAAGGCGGAAACTGTCTTGCCGTTCGGCCGATACAGCATGTGCGCCTCAATCCATGCCTAATGCCACCAAACTCGGGAGGGGACGGCCCCTCCCGAACCAAGCAGAAGGAACCAGACTATGAAGACAATCCCGTTGCAACAGACCGCCACGCCGCCGACCTCGCCGCCGTCCGTTCCAGTTTGATGAACACGCTTGTTTTTTCCCTGATGTGCGGACGCTCCGAGACGGAAGCGCGGACGATGGTCGAATCCGCAATCGCCGACGCGTTGGCAGCGGGCTGATGATGGCCACTGGACCAAACTACGCACTGGAGTTCTCGCGCCTCGTGCGGCGTGCCAAGCGTCTCGGCATCACTCAGCAGGCGATTGCTCACCGGCTCGAAATGTGCCGCGCAAGCGTGACAAAGCGCCTGTGTGGGGCGGTGCCGACCGGCCCGCATGAAGTGGATAGGGTGGCGGCGATGCTCACGGAATTGTCGCGGTAGGCTAGCCACCCGCACGCGCCCCGGACCTGGATAGGTTCGGGGCGCTTTTGGCGTCCCCTAGCCGTCATTGCTTCGGCTTCCGCCGCGTGTACTTGCGCTTGACCTTAGGCGGGGCTGGCTCGGATGGGGCGGGCTCCGGCGTCTGCTCTGCTTCCGGTTTACCCGTGCCCTTCGGCCGGTCCTTGATCCACCCGTGCAAGTCTTCGGCAAACGCGCACCATACGCCGTGAACACGATAGGCCGGCGGCGGGTCGTCGCTGTCCAGCCATGTGCGCAGAGTGCGCTCCGATATCCCGAGAATATCCGCGATTGCCTTCTGTCCCTGTGCTAGCTTCATCACGCTTGCCTCTTTTCCTTTTGGATGTCAGATAGTTTGACGCGCGCGCGCCGTGTTTTGCCAGGCCCCGCCTGGTTGCTCGGGAGACTCGCGCCCCGCATTGATGCACCGACCGCGCAACCAACGAGGCAATCAAACCAGTGGTTATCCGGGTTCCCAGGCCTAGTCTTCCATTCGTCCACCGTCCGCCCTCGCCCTTCGGTCCTGACGCAGTATTCCGCGACCAACTGAC